AAAGATGGTTTAATAATTTTTAGCAATGGGTCTAAGTTTTGAAACCCTGTTTCATATTGCTGTTGAGATTTGCCATCATACAAATCTTTAATATCTCTATATATATCTCGGCAAGTATAAATGCCCTCTAAATGTTTGCTCATTGTTTTATCCTCATAAGTTTATTATCCAGCTAACCAATTTTTATTCTTAACCTTTACTTCTATCGTATCTTCCCATCTGCCCTGATTCAACCATGTTGTTGCATGTGCTATAAAAGCTGTTTCCGTATGCTTCACGCTTTCAGCATATTTAGCCATACTGCTTATAAGTTCCTTCTCAGTAACTTCTTTCTTTCTAATAAGATTATTATATATCGCTTTAACTTTCTTTTTACCAATTTTTCTAGGACATTCTTCCCAGAACTTATCAAAATCTGATGTTATTTGTTTATCTTGAGTATTGTGTGCCACTCTGTCATTAGCTAAGTGCATATTTGGCACTAACCCCATATTTAATTTATAAACATTAAAACCATATGCACCGTTCTTTTCTTTTCGTATAGATATAAAGTTTTGCTTTTCAAGTTCTTGTATATGTCTAATAACAGAACGTCTTGAGCATTGACATAACTTTGCTAAATGTTCTTGACTTGGAAATGCTTCACCTTTCTCATTTGCATAATTACATATCATAAGCAAAATTAATTTAGATAAACTGCTGTCTGCTGATTTTTTAACTCCCCATGCTAATGCTTCAAAGCTCATTGACTGATTCCATAAAAATCATTCGGTGTTACTAAACCATCTGTATGCTTATATATTTTGTGCATATCATTCTTTCTTGGGATGACATTTGCGTATCTCCATTTCAGAACAGTTGCTTCCAATACATCTATTTTCTTTGAAAACTTTGCACTACTGATTTCTTTCTCTTTTAAATATTCTTTTAATTCCATTATAACTCCTTGTATTTATTACTAATTTATAAAAATTGCCTATAATATTTAATACTATACCATAAATAAATTATAATTATAACTTGATTATCATAATAATTAAATTATAATGATTATGTAAAAACTTAAAAAAAGGAGTAATACAATGAGCAATCAAAATCAAAAAGAAAGTACAGCCGATATGGTTGTAAGATTATCGCATACAGAAGTACATACAAGATTACTAAAGGCTAGAACAAATTTCCCACCTATTGTAGGTACAGGGAAAGGAGCTTATAAAGATTCACAAGGTAATTGGTCAGTTATTGCAACTAAGGGTGATATAAAAAAATGTACTGTTGAGCCATTAGCAGCACAAGGCTTGATTGGTTATTTTAGTCAAGCACCAGAAAAAAATACTGACAACAGCATTGTATTTAAATATCAATTAATACATGCAGACTCTGGGCAAAACAATATTTGGTATATAGCTATGCCAACTGCATCAGGAACATTTTGGGATTATGGGTCAGCACAAACTTATGCTTATAGATTTTTGTTAGGAGATTTATTTAATCTTATTATTCTTGATGATGTAGAAGAAATAGATCAAGATGGAACATCAGCACAATTAAATTTAATGTATCAACAATTATGTAATGAAGCTGTAAATGTAAAATCTGCAAGTGAATTAAAAGTATTTAAAGAAGAAACTCACAAACAATTTCTTGATTACATCAAAAAAAATAAGCATCAAAAATATATTGATATGGCAACAAAGCAAATACATTTAATTCAGGCAAGAATAAATGAGTAGCTTAATGTTGATATCTATTGGATTTGGTTGTGGGTTAGCCCTTGCTGGAGCTGGGCTACTCATACTAATCAAATGGGATAACGAACGCTATCATAAAATAAAAAGACAGGATAAATAAAAATGGCAATATTACATAAAAAAAGAAAAGAAAATAAACTTTGTTCTGCGTCAAGGCTTAAATACGAAAGAGCCTTAAAAAGAAAAACTGGAGTACAGATGAGTAGTCAATGTTTAGTAGATTACATTCACCAGTATAATCTTACAGCAGATAATTTTTTTATACTTACTGGCTTTGGTCAAACGACAATGGATATTCTTTTTAAATCAGATCGAGATGTACTTTACCACAGTACTTGTGTAGTAGAAAAAGTTATTAGAAGTCTTTATTTAGGTATGCCTGTAGAACATCGAATTGATCTTAAAAAATTAATGCCACGTTTATGGCTTGATTGTAAAATACAACGTTGGGGTAAAGAAATTAAAAGTCTTTTGTCAACTATAATATTAGAGGAGAAATAAAATGGATAAAGATGAAAGCCAAAACAACATGCAAGAAGCTCAATTATCGCATAATCAAGATTTAGAGCATCAAGAACAAGAAGAAAAGGATAACAGCCAACATGTGGAGCTTGTAATCAGAGAAATAAACATGGGTTTGTTAGAAAAAAGTATTGATTCAAGCAAGAATGTTCATTTGTTATTGCATTATTTTAATGAACAAAAAATGTTGCATAGACATAATCACTACGCATGTTTGAGAAAAGCACAACAAATAATGAAATTAAAAAAGGAGCAAGAAAATGACTGATACAAAAGAGAAAGAATTTCCAAAAGGAATGATATTTAAAGAAGCTAAAGTTGATTTTATACATTGCAAGATCAGTATCAAAAAACAAGAATTTATTGAATGGCTATCAACCAAAGATGATGAATGGATTAACATTGATTTAAAAACTGCACGTTCTGGCAAACTGTATGGAGAAGTTAATAATTGGAAGCCTGTAACTGACGGAATGACAGGTGGCTCAAATTTTAGTGAAGCTATAGAAAGACAGAAGTCTGGTAAAGATTCTGGATTGTCTCCAGCAGACGCAAAAAAGATAATTGATAAGGCTCATTCTAAAAATGAAAAAGAAGAATTTAATGATGACATACCTTTTTAATTATGTATCATATAATGGATATATATTATTTTCATATCCTAAAGTCCTGCATCCCAATTTGTAGGCAATTTAAGTTCTCCCATCAGAAGTGGTGGGAGTTTTTTTTCAAGGAGAAACAATGGGCAGTCTTTCACATTTAAAATCACAATTTTTTGCAGATAACATTAAAACTGATTTTACCAAAGAGCCAGAGTATGGAATCGTGCCGTTAGAGATGGATAACAATATGTCAGATTTAGTTCTAGCTGAAGCTATGAAATATGGCGAAGAAATAAAAGCAAATACTAATTTGCCAACTGATGCTAGAAAAGTTCAGGCTTGGCGATTAAATCAAAAAGATTCTGATACTGCTGAAATTATTCAGCATAGCGTAATAGAACTTAATCAAGTTTATAATTATAGATTAGCTGGCATACAAGATATTCAGTATTTAGAATATCATGCAGAAGATAATGCAAAATACGATTGGCACATTGATGCAAGTTCTGGTTTATCATCTATGAGAAAAATATCTATATCATGGGTGTTGAATGACGGCTTCAAGGGTGGCGACTTAACTTTCTTTGGTGATGGTGGCGAAGAAGTAATTTATAACTCTACGCCTTCAAAATTAGTTTCGTTCACAAGCTGGTTGAACCATAAGGTAAGCCCAGTAGAGAAGGGCATACGCAAAGTTCTTGTGGTTTGGGTCTGGGGAGATGCGTGGAGATAATATGAAAACAATGGAGATAATATGACAACAATAAACGATCAAGTAGTTTACGATAAATGCAAAGCTACAATTCAAGAAGAAGTAACATCAACCTTAAAAATTATTAATGAACTGATGGATAAATCTGATCCAGACATTAAAAAATTATCAAACTGTTTTATTGCTTTGAGCAATCTCAATCAGACTATTGCTCTTTTAAATACAATAAAACCTGTAGAAGAAAAAAAATAATTTAAAATAATTCCTAAGTTATTGATTTAATTAATGATATATATAGTTGCATTATAATTTAATTATAGTATAATTATTTTATAGGTTAGTAATAACTTATAAAAACTTAAATTAACTAGGAGATAAAATGAGCTACGCAAGATTTTCTTATAGAGACGCAAGATTAAGTTCTGACTTTGGTGAAGAGTATGCTAGAAAAAAATTTGGAGATGAATTAATTAATTCATTACCTAAATTTGTTAAAGGAAAAAATAAAGGCAAAATCAAAGGAATGATAAAATGGATAAAATGCGAACAAGGTGGTTGGGTAAGACAGCGACAAGGTGGCTTTGTAGAAAATCGCAGAGGGTCAGTTGTAGCTGCAGCTATATTTACAGGAGATAGTTGGAAGGGTTATGAGGTTGTTGCACATGATGATTGTGGTAGTGATGGTAGATATACAGAAATAATGGAATGTTAAAAAAACTAACAGGGAGCAGAAATGCTCCCACTTACTAGGAGATACAAATGACAGATATAAAAATAGAAATTAATATAAATACAGACAACCAAGCATTTGAAGATAATAAAAATGCATTGACTAGAATATTAGGCAGTTACATAAAAGTAATTGACTTAAATGATATAGATTCTTTTACACCATATAGTTTAAAAGATTCTAACGGAAATAAAATTGGCACAATGGAAGTAGTTATTTATTAATAAAACAATTTTAACAGGGAGCAGAAATGCTCCCACTTACTAGGAGATACAATGAGCAAATTAAAAGTTAATAAATATTTTTTAGAACAAGGACTTCTTTATTATTGCCATATAAGTATTAATGAAACTGAAGAAGATGAAGATTATGCAAAAGAATTTGGTGGTAAAGAAATTTTAGACATGATTGAAATGAAACTTGATAAAGCTGTTTATGATGAATTAAATAAAAAAGATTGGGCATGGGTAGAAATAGAATATGATGAATTAACTTGGTATGACTATTGGTTAGAGCATTATCAGCTCGGTGATTTTAAATATCATCATTATGACATTTTAGAAAACCCAAATGAGTTAGAATATTATGGTTGCGATTATTACGCTGAATCTAAAAAGACATGCAGAAAATTACGAAAAGTATTTAATGATAAGATACAAAATGCAGAAGAATATTTTGCAGTTATATAAATGGAACAATTAATACTTGGAGATACAATGAGCAAAATATATAAATACATATTAAGAAATGACAAAACCTTTAAATACGAATGTGCGTATGATTCTTATATTGAAAGCTGTATAAAAGAAGAACAAGAAAAATACGAAAAAGAACTTGAGTATGCTGAAAGCGAAGATGAGGTTTGGTATTTTGGTGGTTATTATGAGCCGTTAAACGGAGTGTTTGTTTTTAAAGTAATTGAATACAGACCAGATGGAATTGGTAAAACTCCAACAGGGAATGAATGGCATGTAATTGCAGAAGGAGAAGAATTGCCAAATGATGTATTAAGCTGGAATGATAATATTCCTGTTGCACAAAAAATATTCACAAGTAACAATGCTGAAATTGGTTTTGAGATACAATATTAAAATGGAACAATTAATACTTTTAGCTTTTATGATTTTAATTGTTATAATGGCAATACGATCCTAGTAGGAGAAAGCTCAAGGATTGGGCTTTTTTCTCTACTGTTCCACGTGAAACTTTTAAGCGATTAATGTTATCCAGATAATACAGACCACAGAACATTTAATAACAAACATCAAGCCCTCTGGAACATTGTATAAAATATCTTGTAATGATTTACTAACTTTTTTGAAACCATGTTTAACTGTATCTAACATTACTTTTTCCCCTTCATAAATTTACTAATACCACCAACGCCTTTTAGCCCTAGTCCAGCACATACTGTGATATAGATTAAATTAATATACCATTCTGGAAGTGTACTTAATATATCAAAACCTAGTCTTACATATGGTTGAAAACTTGGAAAGAAAATTAATATGCAAGGCGATAAAACAACGATTGTTATAAATTCATCTTTCCAGCTACCAGATAAAGATTCAACGGCTTTTGACTCCCATTGTGCATCTAATTTATTTGCTTCAATTTTGCCTTCTGCAACTGCTTTAGCAACAGTAGTTTTAGCTTCAATCTCTGCTTTTTTTAACCCAGCTTTGGCTTGTGATTCTTGCGATTTGTTTTCAAAATAACCACCAACAGCTTTTGTTAAACCACTAACAATTAATCCCATCATATGTTTTCTCCAACCTTTATTACACTAACCACAATAGCAACTAGTGAGCCAAAAAACAATATGACCTTAAATGCTCCCTTACCCATGTTTGCCTGTGCTTCTAACTTTGTTATATCTTTTGAGTTTTGTTTTACTTCTACCGTTAGAGTATCAAGTCTTTGCTCTATTCTAGTAAAGGCTTCTCTTGTGTCATTATCCATTCTAGTTTCCTAATGATAGTGGATTAGCGTTCATTGATTCAGTAACCGTCTTAAATGACTTATCAACATGTTCAACAATCTTATCTATATCTGCGTCTATCTTATCTATAGAAGTTTTATTGTTAGTTGAGTTTATTTCAACAGTAGTGATCCTTTCTAGTATTGCAGAATTATCTCCACTAGGAATACTTGAAACACTATCTTCTAAATTGTTCAATCTTGACTGCATTTGTGCGAACGTGTATATTGCCCCAGCAATCGGACTTGCAATCGAGAGCAAAAAAATCAATATTATTTTGGGCGTAAGCTGTATCGCCGTTGAATCCGTTTTGTCCGTCATAGAAATCTATCTC